CCGCTCGACATAGTCCCGCACGCCCTTTTCGAAATTCTCCAGCGAGACCTGCACGTTGTCGGCCCGCACCGAGGGAGCCTCTAGGTCCACATAGGACCATTGGCCCTGCTTGCCGCTGGTCCCGATGGCGGCGACCGCCAGCCGCAGCGCCAGCGGATCGACCACCGCGGAAATTTTCGGCAGTCGCGTTTCCGGCAGCGGCGTCCAGCTCTCGCCGCCATCATAGGAGACCCGGGCGGTGTAGATGACGGCGCCGGCGGCCGGGAACCAGCTGGCCTCGACGCGCCGCGGGACCTCGTTGGCGATGAAGCGGGCCGTCAGCCCAGCGACGACGAGCTGCTGCTGGTTGCTGAGAGGGGAGCCGTCGGGAAGCGGCGGCGGTTCGGTCAGGTCTTCGTCGTGGACGCGCTCGTCGTCGACGAAGAGTTCGATGCCGACGCGATCCCCGGAAGGCGAGCCGGAGGTGACGACGCAGCGCCGCATCCATGTCGTGCCGAGCCCGAGCGAGAAGCTCGGGAGCTCGCCGCCGTCGCTACGCGCCAGCACATCCTCGAGGTCCAAGCCCTGCACCGTCTCCACGGCGGTGAGGTCCGCATTGTCGAGGACGGCGATGCTGTCATTGGCGCCGCGGGCGCATTTGATCGGGCCGAACGCCTTCCCGCGCGCCGTCCGCAGCACGATGTAGAACTGCCCGGCTTGCCACTCAATCGGCCGGTCGAGGATCAGCCCGGTGCCTACGGCGCGAACAACCTTGCCGGCCTGCCCCCACTCCTGCGGCAGGCTCGACTGCAGCAGGATCGGCGTGCCGATGGACAGGAGCCGGCCGTCATGCTCGGTTTCATGGGAGACCCGCCGGCGACGATAGAGGTTCTGGCGCAGCAGGAATTCCGCCTCGCGTTGCGCCTGCGCCCGCTTCACGATGCCCGGGATCTGCAGCCGGGTAGCATCGGCTATCTGTTCCTCGGTGGCGCTGCGCGGTGCCACGGCCTCCTGCGGCGTCCAGGTGCTCTCGTCGATGTATTCGAGCACGACGCACTGTGACGCCTCGGTCGGCTTCAGCAGGTATTCGACCTCGAGCGAGCCGCGGACGATCTCGCTGTCGGTCAGCATCATCGACGGCAGCGAGGCCCACTCGTCGCGCACCAGCGAGAGCGTGCCGCCGAGCCATTTGTGCTTGGTGCGGCAGACCGCGAGCGCGATGTCGAGCGCATCGGTGACCGGTTGGGTCGAGGTGAAGTCGTAGTCGAAGGTGTCGCCGCGCGCCGCGCACTTCACGGCGAGGTCGACGAACGCCTGAAAGTCGGTGCGGGCCAGCGGGAATCGCCCGCCATAGTCGGCATTGGTCGCGATATCGAGCGCCGCCCAGGCCGGCGAGCGCGTCGCCTGCTCCACCCATGCCGAGCCGTTCCACACCGGCAGGATCCGCGTCTCGACGACGGAAAGCTGGCTGGCGGCGTCGCCGCTGAATTGGTCGGTAGCCTTCGCCCGGATGGCGATCGTCGAGACCGGGAAGCTCTTCGGCCCGGTGATGAAGGCGCGCAGGCCGGCCCAGGTGATGGTGTCGGAGACCTTGCTGTCGGTGGACTTCACCGTGGTGCGCTGGACGCGGACCGCATAGCGGCCGGCCGGGACGTCGGCTGCCAGGCTGAAGCGGATCGGGCTCTTCGAGCAGAACGGCACGCTGGGACCGAAGCCGAGGGTCTGCCAATCGCCGGTCGGCGCGCCGGCGGCATTGATCGGCTGATACTGGGCGAGGACCGGCACGAAGGTGGGTGTCAGCACGCCTTCATCGTTCACCGTGCCGCAGCCCTGCGGCATCACGATATCGACCACCAGGCGGGTTGCCGTCGTGCCCGGCGCGTTCGCGGCGAAGCCGCCGGTCCACGTCGGATAGGCGAGTTCCTGCCCGTCTACCTCGGTCGAGGTTTCGACGTTGATCGGAAACGCCGTGATGGTCTGGCCGGGGTTGTAGAAACTGACGGTGACGCCTTCGAACTGCGGATTCACCCCGCCGCCGGAGGTCCACAGCGAGGTGTCGCCAGTGAGGATCTGTTCGCGAGAGAACTTCCCCTCTCCTTCCGATAACAGGATGTGGACGTACTGGTCGTTGCCCTCGAAGCTCGACCACGGCACCGCCGCGTAATCGAGCATCCGCTTGGTGCGCCCATAGGCACTCGGCACGGGCTGCAGCGGCTTTGCCGAGTTGGTCTGCCGCGCCCACGAATAGATCGCCGTCTCCGGCGTCTGGGAGCCGCCGGGCTGCACCGACGCCAGCGTCGATATCAGGAAGCCGCCGCCGAGCATGATGGCGCCGGTGAACACGCTGCTGGCGATCGTGGCGGCCCCGCCGGTGAAAAGCGCCCCAGCAAGCGCGCCGCCGGCCCACGGTGCCAGCGCGGTGAGCGCGATCACGCCCAGCAGTCCGGCGACCGAACTGCCGCCCAGCGAGCCGCCGAACGGCAGCGAGCGGAACTCGACGGCCATGCCGATCTTAATGCGGGTTTTGCGCCAGGCGGCGCGGAGCACCGGCTCGCCGTCGACAACGCAAATGGTCGGCAGCCGTGTCGTGCTCCAGCCGGCGCGGCGCAGGAATCCGGCGATCGTCTCGCGGGCGCGCGGCATGGCGCGGGCGAGTTCGATCCCCGGCGCTGCGATATGCAGAACCGGCAGCATGGTCACAGCGGTCATGAAGATCAGTCCGTCACAGGCTCGTAGAAGCGCAGGCGGTTCCAGCCGGCGGCACGCAGGGCTGGCGCCGCTTCGATCTGCACGCCGAAGGCTTCGTCGCAGTGGATCACGCGGCGCTCCGGAGCGAGCCAGACGCCGATGTGCGCGGCGCGATCGGCGCGCGCCATGGCGACCAGGGCGCCATCCGGCGCGGCGATAAGCCCCGGCACAGGCGGCGGTGGGACCTCACACCAGCGCTCGCGCTCGGGATGGCTGGCGATCGTGTCCATCATCCAACGCCAGCCCAGCGCATCCGGCAGGGTGATGTCGGGCAGGATGCGGCCGAAAAGGTCGAGCTCGATCTCCTGCGCCAGCGCCCAGCAGGACCGCTCCCGCGACCACGGCCGGCCGATCAATGAGGTGAGGTAGGCCGTGCGGTCGATCATTCAGAAGGCACCTCTTGCGGAAGCGACGGCGGCGCGCGAGGGCCTTCGATCTCGACAATCTCATTGCCGGGGTAGAGGACGAAGTTGCCCTCGTCGTCGATGCGACCCCAGCCCTGCTTGATGGCGATCGCCTCGCACTCCTCGCGGGTATCCCGCGTGCGGACCCGATCGCCATAGACGAGGATGTCGAAGGGCATCAGCGCACCAACCCCGGGAACTTCGACCGGGTGTAGACCCGTGTCGGGAACTTCTTGTCGGACAGATTGGACACCCGCGCCGAGCCGGTGATCCTCGTGGCGTTCACCTTCACGGTGCTGATGATGAACTCCACCGGGCCATAGCAGGGCTCGGAGAGATCCTCGCTGCTGTACTGGCGGAAGATCGCCTTGAGGTCGGCGCTGTACCCGACCGCCTCTTCCAGAGCGGCCGTGAACTCGCGGGCGACGTTGTCGATCGAGATATCACAGCGAGGGACTTGGCCTTCGGCATAGGCCGGGAACGCCGCGCCGAAGGCGGACGGCGCGAAGGTGTCGGTCGCACCCGGCGTGAACAGCGCGCCGGCCTCGATCCCGAACACCATCTCCATCACGGCATTGACGATGCGCGCGGGGGTCGCGTTGCCCTCCCCGTCCTGCAGGGCCGGGTGCTGAAGTTCCAGCGTGTCATAGGTGATGACGTCGGTCGGGCAGGACGCCACGGCCTCTTCGATGGCAGCCGTCCAGGGGTTCGCCATCGATCAGACTTCCGGCGGCGTCATCGACGCGGGAAAGACGAGAGCGGTGAACTGCACCATCGTCTCGACGCCGAGGGAACTGTATTGGATGCCACCGGCGCCGCGGACGATCTGCACCACGCGGGTTTCATACGTCTGCCCGTCGACGGAAACCGGCATCAGAAAACGAGCTGCGCCATTTGCGATTGTAGGCAGGAAGGCTTTGAAGGACGCCATCTGGGTCGTGGTGAGGCTCCGTCCCCACTGCATCGTACCGAGATCGTCGCCAGCGCGGCGCCGTTGACGAACGTCGCCACCATCCATTTCCGTAGCGAGCGCCTCGCGACCGGGGACATAGTTCCACGCCGAGCGCTCGGGGCGGAACGGAACGGCGCTCGGCCAATCCAGATAAGCCATCAGGAAGTCTGCCTCCGAACACCGTAGGCCCGCTCAAGCGAGCGGGCGATGCGGCCGCGCCCCGCGATTTGCTCGTCGACGACGGATTCAACAGCGCGCCTGATCACGACATCGAGGTCGACGCCGCCATCCGGCCGCTGGCGCTGAGTGACCTCCGCGGTCTCGCCGGGCAGCGTGCGAACATTGACGTTGATCTGCGGAGCCGCGCCGGCTGCGCGATTGTCGTTCGCGGTCTGCTTGAATTGGCGGATCGCGCCGACCGCGCCACCATCGGCATAGCCCCTGAGGCCGCGATGCAGCGCGTCGAGGTTGCCGACGCCTGCGCTCCGGACCGCCTCCTGCGAGAAAACGAACTCGCCGCGATGCACGAGACCGGCGGCGTCGTACTTGCCGCCGGCGCCGGTGTACCCGCCGACGTCGTAGACGCCTTGACCGGTGGCCGGTGCATAGCCCGTCAGGTGGGCTCCGGAACTGGAAGGCACCCCGAAGTTGAAAAAGCCCGAAATGATGCTGCCCAGCGTGTTGCTTCCGCCCGTGCCCGGCCCGAAGAGGCTCGCGGCCAGGTTCTGCATCGCGATGTCGAGCACCACGTTCAGTGCGCGCTTGGCGGCATTCTCCAGCGCCTCCATGGCGTCCGCGCCGTCGAGGATGTCGCTGACGAAGCCGGAGAGGAAATCGCCGGCTATGTCCCGGGTGGTGCTGAGGATGGCATTCAGCCGGAGCGCCTGCGCCTCAAAGGAATCGAGGTCGACGGCGAGCCCGGCGGAACGCAAAGTCGAGGCGATCTGCTGATCGATGGGCCCACGGCCGAGTTGATCACGTTCGAACTGGACATCTGCCATCAGGTTGAGCCGCGCCGTCAGCTCCGCCTTGCGGCCTAGCTCGGCGTTCTGCTGTTTCAGCAGTTCAAGCTGGCGCTCGTCGACGGCGGTGCCGTTGGCGTCGGCCTCGCGCTTCAACTCCCAATAACTCTGGAAGTTGGCCCGGAGCTCGGCGACCTCGCCAGCCGTCTTCCCGATGAGCTCGGCTTCAAGTTCCTGCGCTGCGACGCTCTGCTGCGCGCCGAGCAGACGATCCCGACCGGCCTGGTCAAGTGCCACCGTCGCCTGCGTCAGTTCGCGCGTAGCCGCCGCCTCGGCGCGGGCCGCCGCGGTCTTGCCGTCGGCCCCTTCGGCCTCCGCGCGGTAGCGCTCCAGCGCCGCCGACGCCGCCGCCCGCTGTTCCGGCGTGATCGCCTTCAGCAGGGCGATCTCAAGTTCCTGCTCACGGCGCACGACCTCGGCCTGGGGAACAAGGTTCCCATAGGCATCGGTCATGGAGCGGATTTGGTTCGTGACGCCTTCGAGGGCGCTCTGCTGCCCAGTCGTATCACCAAGACCGTGATCGAGGGCGCGCTGCAAATCAGCCTGCTGCTCCTGAAGACGGAGCAGATCCCCGTAGCGGCTGTCCCAAGAACGAAGCGCGTCGCCGCCCGCTGTCGAGTATCGGTTGAGCTGAGCTTCGTTGGCGCGCAGCGCGGATAGTCGCCGCTGCTGCTCCATGTAATCCTCGACCACGGCCATCTCGGCCTCGATCGCGGACTTCCTCCATCCCGCCCACGACGGAGTTTCCTCGAGATTGCGCTGCAAGTCCGCCAAGCGCTGCTGCGTCAGCGGAATCTCGAAGCTCTCACTAATGATTTTGCCAGTATTAGCAAAGCCTTCGGAGATCGAATTCGAGACGGACTTCCACGCGCGCCCGAGGGCGGTCAACCGGCTTTCCGCCTGAGGCAGCACGCGAACCAAGCGGTCGAGCAGCACTGCCTGTGCTTCGGTGGTACGGTTCGCCGCCTCAAGCCCCTTTACGTATTGAAGCGTTGTATCGTCGAGAAAATTCAGCTTGAGGTTCAGATCATCGGCACCCTTTGCCGGATCTGCGAATGCTTCTGCCAATTCTTGCCCGGCCTGCACGACGTCGCCCGTCGTGATGCTTGCATAGTTCGCAGCAGCTTCGGTTAGTCCGATAAAGAACTGCGTCCCGATACGACCGGTCGCCGCGAACGCGCCAGCAATATCGCGCGCCGCCCCTTGGGAGATGTCGGCGGCATCAGCGGCCGCGGATGCAATAGCCATAATATCTTGCACCGACGCGCCAGTTTCACGCCCTCGGCCGGCTAGTGCGGCTTGCAGTTCCTTTTCCGCCAAGATCCAGCTGGCATAGGCGGCGGTTGCCGTCACCCCTACCGCCGCGATAGCCGTGACCGCCGCGCCCATTGGCGTGACTAGACCGGCCATCGAATTTCCCAGCGCGCGCACGCCAGCGACCACACCGCCCTCGCGGGTGGAGAGGATCTGGTAGATTTGGCCTGCCTGCGACGCGAAGACCTGCATGGGGTTGGCCCCCATCGCCAGCATCGTAACGATGTCGTTGATTTGAAACGACAAGTTCGACAGGTCGAAGGTGCTCAGCGTGCGGCGCGTTTGCTCAAAGCCGCGCAGCATGACGACCTGCTGAGCGAAGGCGTCCTTCGTCCGCTGGATGGAAGCGGCACGCTCGGTTTCCGTCAGGATGCCGAGTTTGGCGGCCTGATTGATCTCGTCGAGGGTCTCCTTGTAGACGCGCTGCACCTGTGCGAGCGGTAGGTATTTCTCGCGCAGACGCTGGATTTCATTGCCGACGGCGGCGATGTCGGCTGCGCGCGCATCGGTGCCGAAGTCATTGCGAACGCCGAGGCGCTGATTGACCGTGGCCTGGGCAGCCGCCGCGCGGGAGCGCGCAAGGTCCGCCTCCGCCTGCCGTGCCTTCACCAGCCCGGCATAATAGCGATCGAGCTCGGCCGCCCATGCTGCGATGTCCGCCGCACGGGAATCCGTGCCGAAGTCGGTTCGCACCCCGAGGAGCGCGTTGTAGCGCTGCTGACCAGCCGCGGCCTCGGCGATCGCTCGCGTTTCCTGCTCGACGCGGCGCGTCATCTCCTGCTGCGCGGCCGAAACGATCCGATGCTTCGCATGCATCAGGTCGAGCGTCCGGGCGTATTCCTCCGCAGTGATTGCGCCCTGCTGAAGAGCGCGATCCAACCGCTGGTGCTCGCGCGCGAGGATCTGGATCGTGCGGAATTCTTCGTCGTACTTCCGGCGGACGCCATCGGCCGCATTCGAGGCGGAGAGCTGACGCTTCGTCACTGTGTCGGTGACGGTCGCCATGGTCTCGCCGGTGCGGGCGACGTTGCCCTGCGCCGCCGCCACCGCATTGAGGTCCGCGGCCGCCTTATCGGCGCCGCGGCTCTCATATTGCGTGACGACACGCCGGATCTGTTCGACGGTGGTGGCCATGGAGGATCCTTGCCGCGACGAAAGCGGGACAGCTAGTCTCGTCATCGTCGACCCTGGGGAGCAGCGATGCGGATCTTTCTCGTCGTCTTGTTGATCGTCTTGATTGCTACAGGCACAATTGCCTATACACAGCTATCTATCTTCTCTGTTCAACCTATTGGCGCCGTTCCGGAAGGCAGAACAGTTTTGTTGTTACGAAACGGCCCGATGGAATTCATCGACAGCGCCGATGCGATATGCATGAGAACTACGGGAAGCGTGACACTACTATGTCGCGGAGCCGTACTGGGCCGCGTGTCCTCGTCACCAATATTGCTGCGATTACCTTATCAACGATGGCTGTATCTGATTTCGACGGATGGGCGCGAATTTGGAGAGTAGCCACTCTAAGCAGAGGAGGGCAGTCCTATGTGAACCGCCCTCCTCCACACGTGTCATGGCTAGCTCGACCTTTCCGTGCCGCGCCTCGCCACTCCAAGCCCCACCTCGCCTAGCCTGCCGGACCGCACCTTTCCAAGGCTCGACAGGACTTGCCTTGACGTGCCTGCCCACCACAACAAGCCGTATCTAGACTTACCTTGCCTTGCCGCAACTCACCTTGCCTGCCCTGCCCGCCTTTCGGCGCCCGAGGTTGAGAACCGCTAACTCTCGGCGTAACGCAAAGATCAGTTCGTCTTCTTTCCCGGAAGATGCTTTTCGACGTCGTCGATCACCTCGAAGAGTTCAGAGAACTCCTTCAGATCCTTGTAGCGTGCACGCCACTGCTGAAGCTCGCGCCAAGCACGCTGCAGAACCATCTGCCGGGTTTTCGTTTGGCTCATGGCGTGCCCGGCCTCTCGGTAGTGCGGCGCGCCGGGCTCAGGGATATGGACATAGGCCTTCGTCCGCACCGCCGGACGGTCATCGGACGTATAGATCGCCACCACAGCGCGGATAAGCCCGCGAGCCTGATGCAGCCGATACTGCCGTGCCGCTTCCGTGTCGCTCCATTCGAAGAAGGAATGAAGGGGGCTATTCGGGTTTTCGGCGTCCTTGAGCACGTCTTCCGGCGTCAGCTCGCCATGCTGCTGCTGCCGCAGGAGTTCGAGATGTTCGCCAACGGATTTGGCGTCGAGCGCGGCGCCGGCCTGGAATCGGGTGCCTTGGCTGAATTCGAAACCGGCTATCTTCATCAGGCCGCCTCCGCCAGCTTGCCGAGATCGGCTTCGGTCGCGACATGAAACATGCCGCTCTCGCCGTCCTTCTCCGGCCGCCACTCCCCGATGCCGCAGGCGAAGCCGGCGACGTTCAGCATGTTCAGGATCTGCGCAGGCGAGAGCACGTTCGCATTGAAGCGGACCAACACCGTCGCATGCCAAGGCCAGAACTCGGCCCGGTAGCGGAGGTCGGCAGTGCCCATGCCGATGCGCACCATGTCCTCACGCATCCGGGGCTTGCCACCCTCGATCCGAACGAGGTTCATGCGCGCCGAGGTGCCGTCGAAGGCGCCTTTCACGTCGACGCCGTCGCCGACGATGTGGAACGCCTGCCGGGCGGCCACCTTCGTGATTCCCGACACGCTCGTCACCGCGGTCACGGCGGCGGCTTTGAACGCCACCGAAGGGAAGCCGTAGCCGCCGTCCTCGAAGCGGTACATGGACTGCTCGAAGTCGTCGACGGGGTTCTTCGCCTCCTTGGCGCCCTTCGCCGCCTTCATCTGCTTCTGCAGCATCTCGCGCTTGGCCTTCTGCGACCAGGCGTGAACGATGAGCGGCGTGTCGCCGATCAGAGTGGCTTCCATCATCTGAATATCGAGTTTCGGCAGCTCGATTGACGTCGTTTCCTTCTTGGCGTTGGCCATGATCAGTCTCCATGGGCATCCGGCCCGCCAAGACCTGGATGCGTACAGGTGGTCGCTTACGACCGCCGGAGCCCATGAAGCTCGCGGTCGCATCAAATCCCCATGGCGGCGGGGAATTCGTGATGTCGGGTGTTCTCAGCTCGCCGGGGCGAGCCGCTCGATGTCGTTGATCAGGGCGATGGTCGCGTTGTAGTCGTCGTCGGTCCAGTTGCTGGCGTCTTGCCGGCGGACGACGGCGACCTTCACCGCGAGATCGGAGAGAGAGGTCGCCGGCGTGGTGAGGATTTCATCCTCGATCGCGCAGAGCGCCTCGTAGGCTGTGATCGAAGCTTCCTCCGCGGCGTCGAGACCGATCTCGTCGCGCAGCCGCTTGAGGTCGCTCTCCCACCGACGAACGGCATCTGCCCTTGCCTGTGCCTTATCAGCAAGCTCGTGCCAGTTCCTCTTTCGGTACTTGGCGGCCACGCTTTCCCATTGGGCGATGGTGCCCACGGTGCGATACCGGCCATCAGGCTGACGCTCTTCCGACCAGCGGGCAGAAAACATGAAGCCGTTCGGCACGTACGCTTCTGTCGGCCTCATGGGCTTCCGGTCAGCGTAGAGCCGCCCTGCCCCTTCCGCCTCGTCGCTCGCGCTCTCGTAAGCGGCCAGCGCCGCATCGAACTGCGGCTTCATCAGCGCGAGGTCGCTGCTGGCCATCGCGGGCAGCGGGATCGTCAATCCAGCCGCCGCCCCGGCGCCGATGCCGGCGAGGAACCGGCGACGGGATGTGGTAGTCTGCTCGATAGCTTCGACCATCGGACTGAACTCCGTGGTTGGGGTTAGGGCCGGGAGGAAGTTGCCGCTTCCTGCCGGCCTGCATTCGTGATAACACGATCACATCGAATGTCAACTCATGTTATCACGAAAACACCAAATGCGCGCACCCGAGACTGGAACGCTTGTTGGAGTCCGGCTTCAGGCTGAAGATCTCAACGCCCTCGATGACTGGCGGCGTCAGCAGGATGATCTTCCCTCTCGTCCAGAAGCAATGCGCCGACTAACCGCCTTCGCGCTTGCCCTCGCCCCGCACTTCGAAGCCATCGAGGGCTTCGTAGGCGTTTGCATCATCGCGAAAAATGGGGACCTGACGGACCCGGCGCATCGAGCGCTATTGGATGCACTTGTCGAGGCCAATGAAGCCGTGCGCAGCTCATGACACCTTGGCGTCGCGGCGCCTAACTAGGCGGGGTCTGTCTGGCCGGAAGCGGTGCCGGCGACGGCCTCGCTGAGGGCCGCCGACATCTTCGAGATCAGCGTGTGGAAGCGCTCGAAGGCGTCCGGCCCCGCGATCCCGAGCCGCTCCGCATAGCGGTCGATCGCCGTGAACGGGATGCCGCCGTGCGGGCCGGGGGTCCGGTCCGACAGCAGCGTCCAGAACGCCTTCCATTCGAGATCGAGGTGATCCGCCAGCGCCGGCCGCTCGGCAAGCGCCTTGAGGGTTATGCCCTCCTCACGGGCGACGTCTTCCAGCCACTGCAGATGATCGCCCCAGGCCACCATCCATCGGATTATGGCGGTCAGGTTGCTCGCGTCGGCTTCGAGCGAGGCAACGCCTCGATCGGCGACGATCCCGCCGGCGGCGACGCAGGCGCCGGCCAGATACTCGCCGATCTCCGGATCGGTCAGCAGCTCGACGGTGCAGGGTTCGTCCAGGCTCCAGTCGACGACGATGGTGCGGACGAGCACCTCCGCGAGGATCCGTGCCGAGACGTCCGGCGGCATCTTCTCCTTCTGCTCGTCCGGGAGTTCCCGAACGAGATCGCCACGAAGCTTCGCCGCCTCGGTATTGCGCAGGCTGCGGGCCTTGACGTCGAGGCTGATGCCGAGCTCGTCGAGAACGATGCCCTTCACCCACGCGCCACCGGCGGCCTTGGCCTTTGCCGCCCTGAGATCACCGACCTTCAGTTTCACGAGGCCTTCTCCTGCTTGGCGGCGGGCTTGCCCCAGCGCGCGTGTTTCTTGTCGACGATGAGCTGGGCGTAATCCGCCGGCACATCGTCGGGAACGGAGAGGGTTTCGCCGGCGGCGAACGCGCGCCGACGCCCCTCGGGATAGCCCGTGAAGGGCTCCACGATCTCGACCGTCTTCATGGGGATGTCCTGTTGGGAGCGGTCGATCAGGCGACGGCGCGCGTGATCTTTACCGAGCAGGCCTCGGTGGCGTCGTAGACGGCTCGGAACGGGATGGAGACCATCACGTCGTCGTTGTTGCCGCCGATCTGCTTGGCGCCGTCTAGGAAGATGATCTTGGGCAGCAGGACCGTGTATTTCTTGGTCGTGTCCTTGCCGATGTTGAAGCTCAGAGCGCCGCCGCCGTGGTCGAGCACCGCCTGGTAGAGCGCCTGGCTCTCGAAATAGGCCTCGAGGGTGCCGGTGCTGTCGAAACGGCCGGCGCCGAACTCCTCCGTGAAGAGCGAGCCGACCACCGGGCGTTCGCGGAGGTTGTTGTTGAATTCGAGGTTGAGGCTCCGCACCTTCGGCACCGGATTGAGACCGGCGACGGCCAGCGCCGCGACATGCGCGGAAGAAGTCAGGATCGGCTCGGTCGTCGCCGCCGTATAGGTGGCGCCGGTGACGATCGCCGAGGCGAGCGTCTCCTTCTGGCCGATGAGGCCGACCGAGCCGGTCACCTTCGCGCGCGCCGCGATGGCGAGGGAGAACGTGTTGACGGTGCAGCCCAAATAGCGATGAAAGCTGTCGGTGGCGCCGAGCTCCAGCGTCTCCTCCACGGTGAAGTATTTCGGCGTGATACCGTTCTTCAGGACGTTGGTGGCCCAGGTGCCGCGCAGCGCCGCCTCGAGCATGTCGTCGAAAGTGCTGTAGGAGAATTCGAACGGATAGGCGCCGCTGACGCCGAGGCCCAGCAGGCCCTCGTCGGGCACATTGCGATCGGCGCGGAGTTCGTCACTGGTTTGCGTCGTCTTGTTGGTGCGCGGCCCACCGCCGGTCGTGCGGAAGGTCTTGAACGTCGGGGTGGCCGGCGTGGTGCCATACGTCGCCTCGGCGACATAGGCGATCCGCGCCTCGCTCGAATTGGCAGGCATGGCAGTTCTCCGATGTGAGGGAAGTCAGCCGAGGAAATCGGCGTCGTAGGCGACGGCGCAGCTCAGCGCCCAGTAGTTGCCGTCGTCGTTGCGGTCATCGAGGACGGCGGGCGAGGCACCCGCGGTGCGAACCGGGCCGAAACCCTGATGCCGGAAATGAGCGCGGAGTTCGTCGAGCCAGGCGGTCCAGGCGATGACGCCGCCGCCGCGCGGGATCATCAGCACGAAGCGGATTGCACCTTCCTCGCGCTGCAGGTTTTCACCGGGAGCCCCGATGCTGGCGGCGCTCTCCTCAGCCAGCGGGTACTGCACGGCGAGGAAGGGATCGCCGTCGTCCGGCGGCTGGAAGGTCTCGTTTGGATATTCGATCGGGGTCCGCGTCCAGAAGGCGTCTACCCGCTCCTTCACCGCGATCATCACCGCTGCCGAGGCCATAGCTACCTCACCCTGATCACGATTGCGGGCTGGCGGCTTTCGCGCTCCATCCGAATGGCTGACTGCCGAGCGGGCTGATTTCGCATCGCTCGGCGCTCGGCGCGGTTGGCGGCACCGGGCACATAGTCGAGCAGCGGCGAGCGATAGGTAAATCGGATGCTGGCGACATTGTTGAAGCGCCGGCGCGCCAGCACGGTGACCGCTTCATAGACGCCATCCGGCGCCTGCTTCGACTGCCCACGTTCGATCTTTCGGGCATAGGGTTGCAGGTTGAGGAAGACGTACTCCTCCGCCGGCGGCACCTCTGCGCCCGGGGCGATCTCGACGCCGTCGGCATAGAAGGCGTGACTGTCCTGATATCGGCCGGTGAGCACCGGCGAGTGCTTCACCAGCATATCGCCGACCCATTCGAACAGGTCGTTCAGCAGGTCGAACTCGAAGACGATGACGCCATCGGGCTTCACGCTCTCCAGCGGAGCGCCGAGGCGGCCGTCGACATAGGTCTCATGCGGTGGCACCACGCCGGTGGCGCGGCGGTTGATCTCCTGCGCCTCTGCGAGCGCCTGGCGGGCATAACCGGCCAGCCGCTTGCCACGCTCAGCTGGCGGCTCGCCGTCGCGGATCGCGAGCACGATGCTGCGCTCGATCGGCTCGATCCGCGTGGTGACCTTCGCCACTAGCCGCGGACCTGCAGGTTGATGCGGACCAGCTCGCCGCCGAGATAGATCGGCTCGGCAGCGATCACAGCGCGCGCCCGGCCGGCCGACACTAGCGTGTCTCCGGCTTTCGGGGGCTCCGGAGCGCCCGACGGCCAGCCCGCCGCAATTATCTGGGTCGGCGACATCACAACCGCGCTGTCGCCCTGAGTGATGCCCCCAACAAGCTCATCCGGCGCATAGCCGCGGAGCTTGATCCGGACGGTGACGTCGGCAGTGGTCTTGGTCGTTCCGGACCAGGTGGCGCGACGCAGAACGGCGTCGTGGCCGTGCAGACGCAACTGCCGATCCAGGGCCGCTATGGCGGCTTGAGGCGTCATGACACCCACACCGTCCGGTAAGGATCGAGCATCGCCTGGACGGTCGAAGAAAAAGTGCTTTCCGACGCGCCGATCCCACCGACCCAGAATTCCTGTTCGCCGACGCCTTCGACCCGGTCCCGCTTGAGCAGCGGGTCACGATTGACCGCCGACCACTGCTCCTGAACCGCGGTTGCCGCGGCAAGGGCAAGATCATTCGGAACAGCCTGGAACCCCGCCACATAGGTGACGACGATGGTCGACGGCTGCCAAAGACCAAACCGGCCGTTGCAGACGCGCCGCAGCAGCCCGGCGCCGGCATCGAGTTCAAATGCGGAGGCGTCGACCGCCTCGCCATTCACTACCACGCTGGTGACGCTGGCGACGAACCGTCGAGCCAGGATCAGCATGGAGACGGCGCAGGACAGCCGGAAGGTCTGCGCAACGGTCTCCTGTTTCAGCGTCGGCGGTGCGATGCCGGCCGGCGCGACGGAGCATTCTTGGGCGATGAGATCGGAAACTCGAAGACCCAGCTTGGAGAGCGCAGGATCCTGCGAACTATCGTCGGCGTCGAGACCGGCGGCCGATCGCAGGTCCTCGATGGCGAGGAGATTGCGATCAGCCGCCGGCATTACGAGAGCGAGCATCACTCACCCGTCTGTTCGGCCGCGCGTCGGGCGAGCTCGGCTTCAATGACAGCTTCCGCCGAACCGGTGTCAGCCGGCTCGGCACCGCTGATCTCGCGGGCGAGCTTCTTCTTGGTGGCGTGGTGCAGGGTCTGCCAGTTGGTCGGAATTTCGACCGTCAGAGCGGTCGTGCCCGGCTGACCGGCCGACTGGTCGTCACCATTACCGGCGGTATCTGCACCGCCTGCATCACCCTCGGAACCGTCCGAAGACGGATCGTGCCCGTCACCCTCACCACCGGCCGCAAGAGGGGTTTCGTCGGAGATCGCGACAATCCCCGCCGTCTTGAGACGGTTGGCCTCCGTCTCGTCGAACCCTGCTGCCTCCCCCGCTGCATAGGGGGAGGCGTCGCGCAGGAAGACCACCCGGACCTTCATCAGACCGGCAGCCGGGCGGAGCCACCGAAGATCGCGACGGCGTCGAGCGTCGCCGTGTCGGTGCTGGTGGCGTCGAGGTCCGGCTTGGCGCTGACCCGGATGTACCGCTTCGAATACTCGAGCGGCGTACCGACCTTGCCGACGCCACGCTCGGTCGTGCCGCCGCTGCCGCCAGTCAGCGTCAGCACCGAGGCCGCCGGCACCAGGTCGGTGAAGCCCGATCCACTGATGTCTGAATGCTCGATCTTGGCCACGACATCGAGCTTCTTGGTGGCCGCGAGCACGGCCCTAGCCGCGATCGCGAAGACGACCGATTCCGGCCGCGACGGCAGCGCCAGCAGGTCGATGACCACGCCGGCCGCCTCGGTATTGTCGCCGGTGCCCCCGGCCGTCGCCGCCACGCCATCGTGGGCGAAGACGATCGCAAGCTGCGCGGCGATATCGCGCTGAAGCGAGTTCATGATGAACCTCTTGGATGTGGGAATAAACGGCAGACGCCCCGTGGCGTGCCTAGAAGCAGCAAGGGCGCCGATCAGGCGCCCCAGCGAACCTTGTTGAGCATGGCGAAGGCCTTGCTGCGCGAGACGCCGTAGTCGTGGCCGGCGAGGCCGCGGATGAGCGTCTGATTGCGGCTGTAGGCCGAGACCATCTCGTTCCCGACCTTGTAGGCAGCCGCCTCGTTGGCATCGATGCGGATGGCATAGCTGTCGGCGACCATGGAGAAGGTGAAATCGCCGAAGTAGATCTCCGACCCGTCGAGATTGCCGCTGCCGGCGTCGAGGTTCACCGGGATGCGGTTGAAACGCTCCACGGCATAGCCGCGGAACGTCGGCTGAGCCGCCTGCAGGCCGGGGTAAACGATGTTGCCGTTGGGGTCGCGGAGATCCTGCAGGTACAGGAACACGCGGTCATGCATCAGCCAGCGCGGATTGATCATCGGGATTTCGGCCGTTGAGAGCGCCAGCAGCAGCTTGCGGCTGTCGCTGTCGATCTGTACCGCCGTGGGAGCGTTGCCGCCGGTGGCGTCGTAGATGTTGGCCGCCGGAACGTAGTAGCGCAGCCCCTTCGGCCCTGCACCGACGCCCGTGCCGCGCAGGAACGCCCCATCTTCCGCCTGGGCGAAGCCCTGCACCAGCATGTCGCGCACGTACATATCGATGCCGACACTGGCGAGGCGGATCAGCTTGTTGGACAGCGGCACCAGCGAAGCGATCTCGCGCTCCTTGAACGAGAGAGCACCGAAGCTCGGCTCGTCCGTGGTGATGTCGTCGCCTTCGCCAATGTAGTAGGCGTTGACGCCCTTCTCGACGGTCGGGATCGTATCCGTGCCGCCGACGAGCGGAACGACACGCGAGATGCGGCGGATGACCGTGCGCGGATAGAGTAGTTGGATCAGCTGCGTCGACAGGCGCTCCGGCACGAATACGCCGCCACTCGACATGTCGTTGGTCTGCATAGCGGCGCCGATATCCGCGACGACGGGGTGCCCCTCGCCGAACTGCGCCACCGCCCACTCGCGAGCAGAGGTGAGATTGCCGCGAGCCGCGACGATCGCGCGAGTATAGCGGGCGAGGTCGACTCCCGGCTCTTCCTGCGCACGCGCCTGGGCCGGCACGGTCGGCGGAACAGCAGCAGGGGCAGGTTCCTGGGCGGCCGGCGCCGGAATGGCGGTCGACGCGCGAAGGGCCTGCGCGCGCTCGGCGGCGCGGATGCGGCCGTCGAACCCCTTGATGTCGGTTTCGAGCTGGTCGAATTCGGCCTGCTCTTCGTCGGTCAGCGTCCGGAGGCCCGCCTGCGCGGCGAGACCATCGAACTTCTCCATCGCCTTCGCGCGTTCCTGCCGAAGGCCAGCGATATCGGGGCGCATGGTTTCTCCTTTCGCCCAAAGAAAAAGGCGCCTCGCGGCGCCCAACAAACCCGAACCTTCGGCCGGGAATCCCTATTTCAGAGCGGCCGCCCGCTTGCGGTTGGAAGCCATCCGCGCGAGTTGGCTGTAGCTCTGGTCGTAGCTCTGAACCTTGTCCGCCATGCCGGCGGCAACGGCCATCGGGCCGATCTTCACGCCGCCCGCGCCGAACTCTTCCTTGACCCTCGCCGCCGTGGTGCCGCGAGCACGGGCCACGTCGGCGATGAACTGCGTCTCCAGCGCGTCGAGCATGGTGCGGATTTCAGCAAGACCTTCGTCGGTCGTCGGATCCGGTCGCTTGTTCGGCGCATTGGTGGAGACGACCTCGATGGTGACCTCGCCATGGCCATCCGGCTCGACCTGCTTGGGGATGGCCGCGACAACGCCGATGGAGCCAAGGATGCCCGTCTTCTCGGTTGCCATCTCGTTGGCCGCCGATCCGATCCAGTAGGCGGCAGAAGCCGCCGTTCCGGAAACATGGGCGAGAGTGAACTTGCTGCCGCGCCCCTTGTAGACTTGGTCGGCAAAGGAGTTGATGCCGGAAACAGCGCCGCCGGGACTGTCGAGCAGCAGCATGATGGCGTGGATGTCGCCATTGGCTTGCGCGAGCCGGTAATCGTTCTGCAGCATGGCGACCGACGATCCGCCGGAGTACTCCGTCATAACGTTCGCCCGCGGGAAAATCGGCCCGAACACCGGGATGATCGCCACGCCGGCGTCCGTCACCATCGCGTAGCGGGCGCCGTCCATCCGGCGGACCGTGGGACCAGCGAACGCGCCGATGATCGCGGCCAGATCCCGCTTTCGCCAGGTCTCGCCTTCGCTTTCGGCATTGGCGGCACGTGCCTCGCGGTCCATGCCGGCGATGCTCGCCATGAGATGGAGATAGTCGGGACGGATGGCCCACGGCTCCGCCGTGAGCGCGTGCAGAGCTCGGATCATTCGTCGTCTCCCGTTGAGCGCTTGTCATCCGGACGATCCTGCTTCTGATCATCCTTCATCGGGTCCTCGCCAGCGGGGACCATGTTCAGCGGCGTCAGATAGGTCGTGCCCGCGCCATCAGGGAGCGGGTTCAGGCTCTCCCATTCGCGGATCTCATCGGCGTTGAGCCAGCCCCATTGGCGTCCGATCGCATAGGATCGATAGCGGGACAGGATGTCGCCACGCTGGAGATCATCGAGGTCGAGCTCGGGCTCGTATTCTTCATCCTCGTCCGCCGTCAGGCAGGAGATGCGCACTGCGCTCTCGACGGCCTTTGCGAGCGAGGAGATCGGACCGGTGACGTAGTCGATTCCCTGCTGTTCGATGTTGGAGAAGGTCGCCCGATCGAGAATGCCGACCTTGTGCGGGGGCACGCCGAACATGGTGCAACAGGCTACGGCCTGTTCCTTCCGGACCTCGATCAGCTGGCTGTCACGGTTGTTGAAGGAGAACTCCTTGAGCTTCATGCCGAGCTCGAGGATCGCGACCTTGAAAGAGTTGTCGACGCCGGCATAGGCACGCTCAATCTGCTCCCGAAGCCGCTTGGCAACCGCATCGTTCGGGATTTGCTTTTCCATCTCGATGGCGATGCTCGGACGCGCGCCATTGGAAAAGAACCTTGCAGCAAACCTCTCGGCCGCGATGGCAAGAGCGATAGCCTCTCGATGCTGCTGGATCGGCGAAACGCCGATCACGCCGCCATTTTCTGCGAAGTCGTTCGAACTGCGATAGGCGAGGTGAAGGACATCTTGATAGGAAAGCCCCTGACGCATGGGTCCGGCCAACGACACCACGTCGTAGAAGGGCTCTCCATCTTCGGTCCACCGGACCGTCGCCCGGCCAGGTTGAATGAGGCCGAACCGTTGAACGCGCCCCTCGTCGTCGCGATGAACTCGGCTGTAGGCGTTGCCGCGCGACAGCGCCGCGTGCACCATCGCGCGACGCCAAGCATAGCTGGACAGCCAGGGCGCTGAGCGGGACGCGAGTAGCCCGAACAGGGGATGATTGGTTGCCGGATCGCGCCTTCTGCCGTCGCCCTTCCGGTACAGGAGAAAGGGAACCTTGGCGATGTCATCCGCAAGGACCTGAATGCAGGCGGCAATGCCGGGAACCGTTAGGGCGTCCCGCACCGTCACCCGCAGCCCGGTCGCCGTGACGACACCCCCGAAGAGATCCGTCAGCCAGGTTTCAGGCATCGAGGTGCCCGACGGCGCCGGCGCTTCCGCCCGAATTCCCAGCAAGCCGGAGAACAAGCTCATGACTTCGCCTTAAGCGCACCGATAACGGCAACCGCGTAGAGCATCGCCCCGCCGGCGGCGAAGCCGAGTGGCGGGTAGTGCAGCCATCCTCCGATGCCGACGAGAATGGCCCCAGCGGCTGCCAATGCCAGGCGGGTGGCATCGAGCGCGATGTCCAGCGCAACGGCCGCTTTTTGCTGGTCACTCATCCAATCACCGTTAGTTCGAAGTCATCCGGGATGCCCTTCGGCGTCTGGATGTCCTTCCCCGCCGCGCCGGTCGCCATGGCGATGGTCACCATGCCGTCGATGCGCCCCCGCGATCGCTTCTTGTCGAACGCTCGATTGTTCATCCCGTCCGACGCGACATGGGCATTCGCGGCGCACGAATAGGTCACAGGTGAGGAATCGATCACGATGGACCCATCGAGGACCCGATCCTCAAGGCGTTCGATCGACCTTGGCATGCAAAGCCGTTCTATCGGCTTCCCCTGCTCATCGAGCTGCTTGTAGAAGAGCACCTTGGTCCCCTGCCCGTGCGGCACGAGCATCAGTCCAACGCCTGGAAGCGTGTCCGGCCCCTCGTAGAGCCAAGCGGGGAACCCGATCTCTTCACACGCCTCCATGAACACGCCCATGCCGGCGGGATCGAAAGCCAAGCATCGGACGTCGTGGCTCGCGCAGATTTCCGCGACCTTGGCGGCAACAAAGGACTTGTCGATGACCGCTCCGTCGACGGCAGCGAGATGGCGCTCAATCACCCACCTTTCGTAGGGCGCGCCGTCCGCTTTCGAGCGCTCCGCCAGGCCACTCTTCGTCGTCCAGTACCAAGTTTTTGCGAAGAGCTTTCCGTCCTTCAGCCACACGGCCGTCAGGGCCGTCAGATCGTTCTTTTGCGAAAGGTCGAGAGACAGCCAGCACGGGCATCCCCTGAACTCGTCCGGATCGACGCTTCCCTGGACTGCCGCCCAAGCCTCCTCGGCGATCCAGAACTCGGTCGCGCCGATCGGAATGCCGAAATACAGGCGTTTGACCGAGAGCGAAGTCGAAAGAAGGACCTTGGCTGTCTTGACCTGGCCTCGGACGTTCTCGATCGGGAAGGTGATCCCAAGCGCCGGGAGCGCCTTGGGCCAGCACTTCTCGTTCTCGAAGACCGTCTCCCTATCGGCCTTGTCCACACGTGCGACGAAGGCGAACGCCTCGTCGTCGTCGACCTCCCCTTTTGCGACCTTCTGGTAGAATTCCGAGTATTCGGTGCCGACCAGCTGCGTCGACGAGGGCGTGTTGGTGCCGAGCAGCATGAGAGCGTCACCCGGCATCTTGCCGATAGCGCCCTTCCACACCTCGATCGACGTGTTGTTCTTGAACTCGTGGATTTCGTCGGCCAGCACCGCCGCCGGCCGCGGACCGGAGATGGCCTCGCCGTTCGCCAGCGACTGGAATTTCGAGCTCGTCTCCGGATGCTCGATCTTCCAGGCGTTGTCGAGCTCGCCACGGATGATGACCTCGCCGCGTTGCTCGAGGGTGTCGGTCTCGTCGTCGCCGGGTGGAATCGGCGCTCGGCACATCGCCACGGCGTCCTTGAACAGGACGTTGGCGGTCGCGCGGTCCTGACCGATCGAATAGACCTCCGAACGCTGGATGCCGTACCAGCCCATCAGGTACAGGCCAATCGCAGCCATGAATGGACTTTTGGCCTGCCCCTTACCGGTTTCGAACCAACCGTGGCGAAACCTCATCCTTCCCGTAGCCAATCGCCAGCCGAACAGCGAGCCGCCGCAGAAGACGTGCCATGGAAGCGGATGGAACGGCTTTCCCTGCAGCGAACCGGCGGTGATGCTCAATACCGCCGGCATGAAGCGCAGCGGGACGGCCGCCATCTCCGGTCGCCAGAAGATGCCCCGGCGCTCGCCGTCCTTGATGTCGCGGAGATGGCGCTCCGCGGCATGACAGACCAACTCGCCCGCTACGATTCGACCGCCGACGACCTGCCTCGCCCAATCGGTCGTCGGGTCACTTGGAAACCGGCCGGAGGAACTCGTCCGCGGCGCGCTGGGCTTTCTTGCCACGTTGCACCTTTCCGGCCTTGGCGCGACGAACAGGCGCTATGCCGAGCTCCGCCTCGAGCACCCGGATGTGCTCATCCGCCTGGCGCATGATGGTCCAGTAGGGGCTGACCTGAGGGACCTTCGTCCGGCGGGCCTTGAGGATGGTTCCGTGCTCGGCGATCTGCCGTGCCGCCCGCCGATACTCGACGTAGAACTCGACGAGGCGCTGCATCGCGTGGCCGTTGACGATCGCCAACGTCGCCGCGTTCTTCATCTCACGTTCGATGATGCCCCATCGCTCGTGAGCTTCGGCGATGTCGAGCTCATCGGCGAATTGAGAGGTCCAATCTGGCTCCGGCGGAACCCCGTCACCACCGTCAACGGAGGTAAGCTGCATCGTCATCCCCTACGGGGATGGCCGAAACCCCCCTTCCAAAATTTGCTCGCAGTGCGAATGCTTGACCCCATGCGGTCCGGGCCCCGGTCGCTCTAGAGATTTAGCACCCCCCGGGGGTACTGCTCAGCCTCTGCGGTTCCAAGGGTGGTTCGGGTCGAGTGGCCGACCGTCGACCGTGCAGCCGCGCATCCCGCCATCGCCGCGTTCTTCGCGCTGCTTTGAGCTTGAGTGATGCGCGACGCAGAGTGGCTGCCAGTTGTGCTTGTCCCAGAACAGGACTCGCGCCTTCGCCAGTTCATCGGGCGTGCAGGCCTCGGCAAGGCGATGCGGCACGATGTGATCGACGATCGTTGCTTTCGTCCGGCTGCCCTGCAGCGCACATCGACAGCACCATTCGTGAGTGCGCAGGAACTCCCTGCGCGCCTTGTCCCACTTGCTGTCGTAGCCGCGCTGGCGAGCTCCAGGTCGCACGCCGTCAGGTCTCCTGCTCGGCAATGCCACGCCGACACCTCACCACGCGCCAGGCCGGCTGCTGCGTCGCCCATTCGTTCATGGATGCAGTGCATTCCATCGACTGACCTATTGGCGGCGCGCTGCCGACGATGCAGGATCGGCGGGTTGTCAGGTGGGGGCGCACCATGGCCAAACTTGAGAAGTCGCCGAGGGAGCGCGCTGCTCGCGCGCTATGTGGTCTATCCGGCAATCCTGAGAACGCGATGTTCGAAGGGGAGCCGATGTGGAAGAGCTTCCTCGATGAAGTAGACACGGTCTTGATCGCGGCACTCAGCGAGGAAGAATGGCGCAGGATCCGCGCCCTCGATCCCCCAGATCCCGAATAAGGTTCCTGCCGCCAGGCGGGAACTGCCCTGCTCACGGACGGGTTGAGATGGCACACCATTAGGAGTGCCAATCATGGACCACGCCAATCACGTTCGCCTTCTGCCCTCGGAACTCACCTCCGACGTTCTCGAGAGCGCACCCATCTATGGCCCCAACGACGAGAAGATCGGGTCCGTCTCTCATCTGCACGGCAGCGGACCCGATTCCAGCGTGGTGGTGGACGTCGGCGGCTTCCTCGGAATCGGTGCCAAGCCGGTTGCTCTGCCGATCCAAGATCTGGACGTCATGCGCGATGAAAGCGGCGAGGTCCATGCCGTCACCCGCTGGACAAAGGAACAGTTGAAAGACCTGCCGGAACATACCGACGACGCCAAGTTCTCCGGCTGACGAGAACTCCGTCTAGCTTCCCCGCGCTATGAAAACGCCCGCTGTTTTTTGTACAGCGGGCGTTCTTTTTCCAGTTCGACACGTCGCGCTTATCGCGTTCTCACGTATAGATTGTCGTCGTCCCGCTGATAGCCGCCGATGGCAGCGGCGACGGCAGCGATGAACGCCCCGACCATCATCGAAAGTGCGGCAAGGAGGGCGAATGTCGCGCTGGCCTTGCGCGCGGTGTCCGCCGCCTGCTGCGCCTTCACCTTCGCGTCGTTCACCTGCTTCAGCACAGCATCGACCCGCGCTGTGGCGTCAGCCTCCGATAGCCCCGTGCGTGCGGCGACCAGTTGGCCGAGATAGGCCTTGTCGCCAGGCGAGACCTCTCCAGCGGCCGCGCTCGCCAGGAGGATCCGGGACGCCTGCGAAGCCGCCGCTGCATCGCCCTCCGGTCCGGGCTCCGCCTGCTTTGCGGGATCGCTCGGACGGAACAACGCGTCGACAAAATAGGCAGCCGCGTTCGACGTCTCACCGGAACCTGCATTCGACGTCGCGCCAGCCGAAGCGCCTAGCGCGGCGCCCGAGGCGACGGTAGATGCCGCCTGAACACCGGTGCTCACGGTCGACGAAATAGCGGACCCCAGAACCGACACAACCAGCAGAGTGGCCAGCGCCCAGGCCAGAAAACCATGGGCAGTGTCACGGAACATCGCCTCACCTGTTTTGGGCCCGGTCCATTTCGTCCGCAGGCGGCCGGTCAGATAACCGCCGAGTCCCGACGAAAGCCACTGCACCACGACAAGCCAGATGGCCGTCGAGACCGCGAAAGTCGTGACGCTTGCGCTCTCGTTGACCCACGGAGAAACCATGGTGAGCCCGATGCCGGAGCCAACCAGCATCAAAACGAATGTCAGAGCCGAGGCCGCAACGGCGCCCGCAATGACTGGTCCCCAGCTTACAGCGGATGAAGACGATTCAACCGTCGCTGCGGTCGTCGTCGCTGAATATGTCTCGGCCATGGATTTCCTCCTGACTGAACAGCGCGCGAGCGTGTCATGGAGGGGCCCAGGATCGCCGTCGTGCCGGCGGTTTCACGGCTCGTGAGTTCCGCGCCTGATAACAGGAGGACGGTTACGAAGGTTCCTTGGATGAGAGCGCGTCTCGGGCACAAAAAAACGCCCGCAGCGGGAGCAGCGGGCGCATTTCGTTCCGATCATGAATTTCGTCGGCAATTAGGACTGATTTGCTCGATCTACGCAAGAGGGTGCCCTCGGATTGCGCACCTATTTGTACGTGATGTCGAGCTCCCTTTCCTCGTGCCCCCATAATGGCCGGTCCGCCCGCTGTGCCCGCACCCTGGGCTTTGGCCCGTGCTTCTCTTCCATCGGGTCGTGCGGCCGCTCCATCCGCCACAAGCGAGCCAGCTGACCAAGACCTGCTTTCAAGACCTGGAGGAGCGCGAAGTCGACCTCGGCATCGCGAAGCACGACGCTCTCCATGACGGCAAATACCTGCCGCTTGTCCGACAGCCGCCGAATGGCATTCATGGCAGCACTGTGCTGCACGAGCACGCGTTCGCGACGTTCTTCGTCCGTCTCCCGCTCTGCCGCCGTCCCCGACCTCTCCGAACGATTGCGGCTTTCGCTGTCGACTTCATCGGCAACCATCTGCCCCATGGCCGAACCGGGCATGACCGGGGCGGCAAGCACCTGGTGGAACTCGCCGACGAGCTTGCGCCAGCGGTCGCCGGCCCAATACTCGGATTCCGTGATCTTCCCGGCGAGCAGCAGGCGGCCAAGGGCGTTCTCTGCCAGTTGGTCGCTGCGGCGCCCCTTGCCGAGCCAGGCGCGGTGCGGCTGCGAGAGCGCCACGTCCATGACGCCCCGCAGGCCACGCACGGCGCGCTCGGCATTGGCCTCCGACAGCTTCCCCGAACGGGTGCGCCGCCCTTCTTTCCTCTTCCGTCCCTTGCGTGCCATCGTCCCTCTCCGCCGCTATCGTTCGCCTGCCGCTTGCTGTCGCCTATCCGGCCCGTCTCGGCTCGGTGGCCACTCGCTCGGAAGCCGTTTTCCCGTCATCTTGTTCGGACGGCCGGCAAATGGGCGCGCCGGATAAACCTCCGCCCTCAGCGGAAGCCCGGCTTCATCGGCAACGGACTGCCAAGCATCCCACTGAGGTGTGCCGAGCTCGACGATTACGCCGCCGGAGAAGTTAGGCTGGAATGACCTCCGCAGCGCTGCCACGCCGGGGCTGTCTGGCACCCTCGGCTTCAGCGAGACGGCGAAGTTCTTGAACGTGCCGCGGAGATAGGCCGACGGGTCGGTCATTTTCCGGTGTTCCTTGGCACAGACTGCGCGGTAGGCCGGGATTGCTGCCACCGCGGCCTTGCACTCGTCCTCGGTCAGCTTGAGCCATTGGCGATGGCCGCGGTGCTTGGGCCATGCCTGCGAGGGGCCGTACTCAGCCAGGAAGGCGAGATAGGCCGGATCGGCCTCCCATCCCGCTTCCCCTGACGAAGTCCCCTCGCCCACCGCCCCCTTGGGGGCTATGGGGGTATTTGTTCTCTTTTCCGTATTTGGTTCTTCTATATGCACAGCCTGAAAAGCCGCGCGCGGCAAAGCCGGTTGTGGGTGGTGTTTAGGTGTGTCGAGAGCCACAACCGGATTTTCAGGCTGTGGCTCAACGCCGTCAGCATCGTCAGAGGCGCTATCCATAGTATCGGCTGGCTCGTCGTACACAACATAGTCGATGCCGTTGAATGCACGGGTGACCGGATCGCGGGTCCGTTCCCGTTTTATCCAGCCCGCGTCGACTAGCTCGGCAACGACGCGCTGCGTCTTGTCTCGGCCGATCTTGAAGCGCTCAGAGAGATGGGCGAGTTCGACGTTCCAGTCCCCCGGCCGGGAGCGCAGATAGCAGAGCACGCCCATGGCTTCCGCTGACAGACGCTCATCGTCCAGGACGGCATTCGGTAGGACCGTGAAGTTGCGGTTGTAGCGGCGACGGATGATCACGGATCTGTCTCCGCAACCTTTCCGGCTGCCAGTAAGTCGAGGACCGTGCCGATCGGGGAAAGCGCCCTGCCCTGCTCGTCACGCGATAGGCCGTGTCTCAGCACATCGGGGCTGGCGCCGTGCTGCAGAGCGATGGACGTCACCACCGCGGCGTCTCGGGCATTCACCTCGACATCGGTCCCGGCCTTCGGGCCACAGAGGAAGATCTCGCCCAGGCGGCCGTCGTCGTAATAACCGAACGTGGCCGTGTAGCTGATGCCCTTCACTTCGATCTCGAAGCTCTCGGCGGCGCGGCGGTCGGGGAGCAGTTCGCGCGTCATGGACGCCCCCCGACCGAGAACAGACGAGTTTGCTTCGAATTTTCGCGGAACCTTACGGCATGTGGGGCGTTCGCCGCTGGATCAAGGGTGACGCCTAAAGCGTGGGGACGACGGTGGAAATTCTCCGCAGACTGACGGGGACGGGCATGTTGCGCCCGCCCGGCATGGCAGCTGCCAAAGCTGAGTACTGGATCTCCGTAAGGCGCCGAAAGACCGGCCCAAAAGCCGGCGAGGTGATCATTGGCGGGCAGGTCGAGACCAATATGGCCGCGCTTCTCAGCGCTCGCGACGGTCGCGCCTGGCTGACGCTGGAGACCGGTGCGATCTACGAGGTGGAACTGCACCACCTCACCACCACGACGGCCGAGTTCCGCGTATTGCCTCCTTTCGATAGCCTGCTCGACTAAAGCGCACTTGTGCACATTTGAGCCCGGGCCTGCGTCCGATAGAGTATCGTGCTGGGTAGGGAGTTCGCCGTTATGCCCCATGGGCTGCAACTGCCACTTGCCAGACCGATCGTGTTGCAGGGTGATCCACCCCGCACGATCGACACTTTCTTGGCAGCTGTTGAGTTTCTGGCTTCGAGCGAGGGGCCGCGCTCCCCGGAGGTCGAGGCCACCATCGATCAGCTCATCGCCGCCGGGCAGAGCGGAGAGCCCTCGGCCGTAGACGACGTAACTGACCGGCTCGTGCTGTTGCTGCGTCAGCGCGGGCAGTTGTGAGGTGACGGCTCGGCCCTGCGCTTCTCGCGCCGAGCCTGCTGTCAGATGAAACCAGTGAGCGGCTTCGCGCTTATTGGCTCGATGGCACCGCACTGGCACACACCTCTGCCCGAGCCGATAGCGCTCACGTCCGGAACGTCGCTGCACACGCTGCTCGACGTCGGTGCTTTCCTGCGCGCGAACTACGAAGGCCGGCGCACGCCTCCGGTTGAGGCCACTATTTCTGCCCTGCTGCGCGCTGCGGACACCGGTGATGAAGCAGACCGGCACCTCGCCTACGAGCGCGTGGCGCGCCTCCTTCGCTTCAACCGCCTGATCTGACGTCCACGCTGTCATCCGGCCGCCTCCGTGGCGTCGAACTTCGTCGCTTCGTTGCCCCAGGTATCCCAGCCGGCGCGCGACTGCCGGGAGAAGACGGACACACGCCGCGCCTCCGGCCACGCCTTCTCAACGGCCGCGTAGAACTCGTCGGGCTTGCGGGAATGCTCCCTGGCAACGCCGTCGATCGCATCGGCTTCGAGCGTCTCGACGAGATTGGGGAAGCCGGCTCCCTTCCATGACGACCCGGGCAGCCGCGCGATGATGTACGGCTCGTGGAGCGACCGGGCGACATAGCCCGTGCCCCAACGCGCCTTGCCTGACGGGTATCGCTTGGTCCATCCGCCGCCGGTCACCGGCAGCAGGCCCCAACCACGGATCACCTCGACATGGGCGCCGATCGCCACGAGCGGCCAGGTGCACCACATGATGCACACGCCGCCAGGCGCTATCAGATTGCCAACCGGCAGAGCCTTGATGTCGTCCAGCGACATCGTCTGGTACTGCGCCTGGGCGGACTTCTTCTCTCCCTTGGCCGAGCGAAGGGCGAAGGTCCACGCGGGATCGATCTCGGCGACGTCGTAGGCGAACATCGACAGGGGAGAGAACGGCCAGCCGGTCACGCCGCTTCTTCCTGCAGCATAGCCTCCAGCGCCTTCACCTCGGCTGCCACATCGGCGCCGGACGTCACCAGCCCGTCGATCTTGCGCACGGCGTGCAGCACGGTGGTGTGGTCGCGCCCGCCGAAGCGCCGGCCGATCTCCGGCAGGGAGCGAAGGGTCAGCGTCTTGGCGAGGTACATCGCGATCTGGCGCGGTTTCACCACGTTCGCGGTGCGGCGCTGGGAGAGGATGTCGGCGCGGCTGACGCTGTAGCGCTTCGTCACCGCGCGCATGATGTCGTCGATCCGGATCCTCTTCGGCTCGGCGGTGCGGATGAGGTCCCGGAGCGCCGATTCCGCTACCTCTGGCGTGATTTCACGGCCGGTCAGCTGGTTGTGAGCCAGCAGGCGGTTGAGCGCGCCATTGAGGTCCCTTCCCGTGTGTCCGCAGTGGCGGGCGACATATCCGAGGATGTCCGGCTCGACGCTGAAACCCGGATACTGCCGGGCGAGCACGCTGAGGCGGGATGTCAGGATGTCGAGCTTGAGCTCCTCCTCCAGCGGGGCGATCTCGACGACAAGCCCGCCCGCCATGCGAGATCGCGCACGCTCGTCCATCGCGTCGAACTCGGCGGGCGAGCGGTCGGCGGCGAGCACCACCTGGCGCCGGCACGCAATCACGGTGTTGAGCGTATAGGCGAACTCCTGAAGAACGCTCTTGCCCTGCAGGAACTGCACGTCGTCGATGATGAGTATGTCTGCGGCGCGCAGGGCCTCCTGGAACACCGGGGCTGACTGGCTCCTCAGGGCGGCCACGAAGCCGAACATGAAGCGCTCGGCAGTCAGGTACAGGACGCGCCGGCCGCTTGCCTCGCCGGCGGCGGCCACTGCTTGAAGCAGGTGCGTCTTTCCCAGCCCGACGCCACCATGAATGAACAGCGGGTTGAACACCGGATCGCTGATGATGGGGCCGCCTGCGACCCTCTTGGCCGCGGCGTGGGCGAGGCGGTTGGAATCGCCCAGCCTGAAGGCGTCGAAGGTCAGCCGAGGATCGAGCGGCGATGAGAGCGGCGCGTCTTCGGCATGAACCGGCGGCGCAGCGGGCGCCAGCGGTGGCGCCGGCATGCTCAGCGGAACGGGACGGGTGGGCCGGGATGGCGGGTTAAGCTTCGCCTGGCGGACGTTGATGACGAGGCGAACGTCGGCGTCGACGGTCTGCCAGATCTCGGTCAGCACCGCCTCATAGTGCTGTGCGATCCAGACCTTCAGGAAACGCGTCGGGACCGACAGCACGACGATGCCGTCGGCGCATCTCTCGAATTCCAGCCGGATGAACCAGCTCGCGTAGACCTCCTCGCCCACGCGCGCCCTCAGGATGCTGCGGAGCCGGGTCCACGTTTCGGCGTCGACGGTCGTTTCCATCGCGGCCACCCTCAATGTTGGAGATTGTCAGCCGATCATTCCGAGCGACTGGAGATAGAGGTCGACGATCGCCTCATGTTCCGCGCGCTGGTCGGCGTCCTGCCGCCGGATCTTCAGGATCTCCTTCAGCGCCTTCACGTCGAACCCGGCACCCTTCGCCTCGGCGAAGACGTCCGAGATGTCGTCGGAGACGGTCTTCTTTTCCTCCTCGAGGCGCTCGATGCGCTCGATGAAGGACTTAAGCATCTCTCGGGAGACGTTCGCGGCTTCTTCGCCGGTGGCGGTTTCGGGGTTCTCCGACATGATGAGGCTCCAGTTATGAGGCGGCTGTGGATCAGCGCGCGAAGAGATCGGCCACCGGCGCGGCGGGGCGCTCAGCGGGCTTGGTCTGTTTCAGTTCAAGAGGGATCAGCAGGCGAGTGAGGAGGCTGATGCGGCGAGCCAACGGCGGCCGGCGATAATCGTGTGGCTTGAGAGAGTTGTATTCCGCGATGGCTGCCGCTCGCGTTGCGGCCACTTCTCTGCGCCGCATCTCGGTCCGGGTCGGCTTCGGGTCGGCCGTCTTGTGGTAAGAGCGCGACATGTCCCCTCCCCATGATTACCTGGCGAAGAGCGCAGCGAGCAGGTTCGCCGCCATGTCGATGATGTCTTTCGTGAAGTGCTGCCGCTCGCGCCGGCGGCGAGCGGCGGGTCGCTCGAAGGAGTGGTGCTTGCCGCGAGGCCGACCGGTCTTGAACGTTGTCCGCCTCGTCACCGCCCGCCTCCCTGTTTGGGAAGCCGGCTCACATTGCTCGCGCCCGCGGCTTTGATCTCCGCGCACTCTTCCCGCAGTTCGTCGACAGCACGCGCGAGGTCGGCGGCTTCGCGCTCGATCCGCTCGGCATCAGTCGGCGAGAAGCGTCCGTCCGCTCGGGCGTCGGCAACAGCATGCGTGACATCGGCGAATTCGCGCATCACGGCGGTGTGGCGAGCGTCGATATCGACCCGCTTGCCGCCATCATCGTCGCCCGACCGCGTCAGCTCATGGCCGCTGTAGTCGGCCATCACCTTTGTGACGTAGGGGCGGCCGCAATCGGCCTCCAACACCATGGCCGACAGAAGCGGGATCAGGTCCTTGTCCTGTTGGTAGCGGTAGACGCTCCCGGGATGAACACCGAGGAGCTCTGCGCTGCGTTCGGCGCCGCCGCATTCGGTGATAAGGTCCCGGGTGGCCGCGACGATGCGCAGGCGCCAAGCGCGCGGGATCGGGTGCTCAGCCAAGGTGCCCCTCCCCTGAGAATTCGCCTACGCCATTCGCGGCGGTATCTTGGTGCGAAACGTGCGATGACTGATTTCCGTGAGCAGACGGAGGAACCTTGTGCTCGAACGGGATCATGTCCTTGGCGGTGATGTCGATGCTCGCGTGTGCCGCTTCGCGCAGAAGGACAGGCATGTACTTCGCCGGGATGACGCCGCCGGTACCGCCCTTGGCCTTGGCCATCCGCCAACGCTGGACCGTCGAAATGTGCAAATCGCAGACGACGGCGACCCTCGAAAGGCCACCTAAGCGGGCAATAACAGATGCGGCGGGTTCACAATGCATTGCACGACTATGAGATAATCGCACAATCACGTCAAGCAAACTATGAGACAATCGCACAGGACGCTGTGCCGGCTTTAGTGCGAAAATCGCACATGGCCCTCAGCAAGCATCAACAATGGATCGCGGATCAGCTCGCCGCCACGGGCGTGTCCCAATCCGAGCTAGCGCGACAGATCGGATTGGATGACCCGTCGAAGGTCAACAGGATCGTGAAGGGCCTGCGTCGTGTTCAGCCCGAAGAGCTTGAGAAGGCGGAGGCGTTCTTCGCCTCGCTCAGCTCTGGCGATCCGCCTATCGACCAGGCTCGCCCTGTCAGAGCCACGCTCATCCCGACGCCGGTTTCCGGCCAAGTGAGCGCCGGCCTTTTCCAAGAGGTCGACGACGTCGAAAACCAAGATGCCGATGAGGTGCTGGTCGCGCGCGACCCGCGGTATCCGCAGGCGCGAATGGTCGTGTTCGATGTGGGCGGCAACTCGATGAACGCCTTCGACCCGCCGATCCCGGACGGCTCTCGCGTCAGCGGCCCCGTCTTTGAGGACATCCGCGAGGTCCCGCGAAACGGCATGGCCGTGGTCATTCAGCGATCAACCGCTGACGGGCAGATGCTCGAGTGGTCGGTCAAGGAGATCGAGGTGCGGGAGGACGGGTACACGTTCCATCCCCGCTCCACGGATCCTCGCTACAAGGCGATCGTGGTCGATACAGACCTCAACGCCGACGACGGGAAGAAGGTCGAGATCATTGCGCTGGTGACGGATGTTACGCGGCCGGTGAGGTGGTGAGGGGCTCATCTAGACACCGCTAGCCCTCGCGGCAAGCTCGCAGAAAGCCGAGTTGAAGCGCAAGGGCGTGACCTATGCCAAGCTCGTTGACCACTTGGCCGCAATTAGCGTTGACGAGAACGAGGTGAACATTCGAAATAAACTCTCTCGGAGCAAGTTAATCGCGGCTATTTTTCCAATGCCTTGCTGCGATTGGGGCAAAGGGTAAAAATACAGAATAGCGCTCTAATCAAACAGATCAGATTGTTGGAGCTTAGGCGGCGCGGGGACAAATTTTATAACACTCAATATCTTGTAATTCGCTTGATGGACCTTTCCTTCAGAGTTTATCTGGCTTGAAATCTCAAGAACCACTTGGTAAGCGTCATCTACCATCGCGCCGCCGCGCTCTATCGCGGACTTAGCTATATCAGTTTCAGTTATATCTGCATATATAACATCACGACCATACCTAAAACGCCACTTTCCAGCATCTTCGTCATATACCGGCGAGTATACTGATAGCCAAGCAGTGACCGTCTCGATTTCCGGGTCTTTATCCTTTGATTCGGCGATACCAGAATTACAAGACTCGACGATATCTCTAACCGCTTCAGCACCAAATTCAGCAGCAATTTGCCCGCCGTCTTTAAATTTTACTTCATCAAAACCATCGGTTCCGATGGGTATGAATGCGTCCCGCGCAGCGCGTAACGCTGTGGGGTTCTCGGAAAGTCGATAGATGCTCGGGTCGATCTGCACGGTGTTGCCGTCACCGACGATTCTGACCTCAATCTTTCCCCTTTTATCACTATCAACCAGAGGGGGGACGACCTCAACTTTTCTGCCCTTCTTCCACTTGAGATATTGGAAGAACGACATTCCAAATAATCCGGATGGCCCTACGATCAGACCCACCCACTCAAGAATATCCTTCGCACTTTTTGCCTCATCTGTAGCCAAAAGCGCTTTGATTTGCTCATAAATACCAACAACTAATTCGAAATTTATGTGAAAACATTTGTGCTCAAAATCGGAAACCACAAGAACCTTGGCTATGGACTTCTTGCCGTTTATCTCATGATTGGCTTCTCTTAGAAGTCGCCCGAATGCAAGCAGCGCTGGGGCCAACGTCTGCACATCAATTGAATGAGGCTCAGGCCTGCCTGTCCCATCGTAGGCGACGGCAAATTCATATTTGCTCATCTCCGCCTCTTTCCGATCTGGCATTGTAACCCTCCCCGCATACCCGCTGAGAGAATTGCACGGCCCATTTCCGCCACCAAGGGTTTGGCGCGTTTGCCAACCCAATCCGCATCATTTTACCGCCTGCCACGGCGGGATAGGCAGCTTCTCCACGTTCGACATTCTGCCCTTCAGGCCCTAAAGCTTACGCACCGCGAGGTGGTGTTCTACCCCGCCTCCAGCACCCCTTCCGGCACCTCGCCATAGCTGGCGATCAGCACCGGCGGCTCAGCATCGCCGCTCTCGGTCTCGACTTCGGTCGAAAAGGCGATGGCGCCTGCCTTCACCAGGCTGAAGCGCTTGGCCTTGCGGTCGGCATCCTCGGCGTCGCGCGCTTCCATCGGAATTCCGGCTTTGATCCGGCCGCGCTTCTGCGCCTCGAACGGCTGCACGACATAGAACGTCTTCTTGGTCATTGGACCCTCCTGGGAGGCATGGGAAGCCGATGCGGCCGCGCCGGGGGCCGGGGCTTGGGATTGCGCAGGGCGTATTGCGCCATGCTGAGATCGGCGGGATGCAGCGCCAGCTCGGACATGATGATCGCCGCTAGGGATGGATCCTCGGCCACATAGTCGACGACGCCGGCGAGGAAGCGAGGATCCTCGGCAAGGGCCCTGATCGCCACCGGCTCGATCCCGGTCAGTGTCAGGAACTGCACCAGTCGATCTGGTTGCTTCGCGATGGTCCCGAGCACCGCGATTGCGATCCATTCTGCCCGGTCGCGGTTCACTGGTGGCGCGTCATGCATAGGACGGCTCCGTGACGTCCGCGGCGCCGACGATGATGCCGATCGGCATCTCGCACGCCTTGCAAGCGAATTTCTGCTCCGCCAGGAACTGGCTCTCCAGCAACTCGTCCAGACAGGTCGGCGCGCCCTCGACCGCCGGCATGTCGAGCCGATGCATCGTATCCACCTTGCAATTGAAGCACCGGATTTTCAGTCGGAAGCGGGCTGCGATCCCGTCGGCTGACATGCGGCTCACCCTCTGTTTGTTCTCTCTATGTTCTCATTTTGCTAACCATATCTGCCGGAGTCGAGTCGCCCGACAGACCCTTCCGCATGCGAAATGTTATGCGATTATCTCACAGACACGCTTGACATGAATTGTGCGATAATCTCATAGTTATTCCGTTCAGCGCTCCTGCTGATGCGTGCCCGGCGGTGAGCCACCGCCCCCCGCTTAGCCGCCGGGCACGTCAACCGCTGATGGGATTTCCGCCATGTGCGATTGCATCGAGCAGATCGACGCGAAGCTCGCCGAGCGCAACAGCAAGCTCCAGATCGGCTTCACGTTCGGTACGCCGGATCGTCCCGGTTACACGTTCCCTGCGCTGACGACCGACAAGATCGACAAGCGCAATCGCGACAAGATGGGCGCGATCCCGACCTTCTGCCCGTTCTGCGGCGAGAGGTACGTCGCCATTCCGGAGGCGCCGCAGCGCCCCGAGGCCGATCGCGCGCCGGCCCACTGAACTCTGGCAGGTGCCAAGCACCGCCCGGCCGGATCGCTCCTCCCTGAAAACCCAAGTCGATCCGGCCGCCCTCCCCTTCGAAGGACGATGAAATGGCCAAGCTCCGTCCCGCCACCAACGAGCAGCGCATTCGCGCCAAGGCCGCCGAATTCCGGCTGCGCGCCGCGCTTGAAGACGCCGAGGCAGCCGACTGCCCGAAGCTCGCCCACAGCATTCGCAGCGCTCTCAAGTCCGCTGACGGCGCCCGCCGTCACATGGAGCGTCGGCGTGCCGCAATCTCTCAGCGGAGTGATCAGCCGTGATCGCATCATCCGTCGTGGCCGGACCATCGGCCGTTCGCAAGCGCTCCATCGTCATCGCCGGCCACAAGACCAGCATCTCCATGGAAGACGCCTTCTGGTCGGCTCTCCGCGATATCGCTGCGGCCTCGAAGCGAACACTCTCGGACATCGTTGCCGAAATCGATGCGAGCCGCTCCAACGGCAACCTCTCGTCCGCGGTCCGCCTCCACGTGCTGGCCTATTACCGGGACGGGAGGCCGCAGTGATCGCGCCCTCCGCCGCTCCGAGCGAGTTGCAGCAGACACCTGCCTACCTCGCCAGAGAGCCCCTCGCCCTGGTGATCAGCCAAGTGGAGACGATGCTGGCGCAAAGCCAGGACACGACCGCTGTCCTTCAGGAGCAGCTCCGAAACCTGAAGGCGTTCGACCGTCGGTTCCGTGACATGCCGCTGGATGAGGTGCGCCATGGGTAGCGCCATCTTCAGCGCGAAGCGGCGGACCGAAGTTGCGGCGACCCGCAGGCTGTTCGTTCAGCGCTTTCCGCGCTGCTTCCGCGCCCCCGGCACGGCCAAACTGCCGCTCGCACGAACCATCTACCAAGACCTCCGCCAGGCGTTGCCCGAGGTGCGCGGCCGGCTGCTCCGCGACGCGCTGCACGACTACACCACCGGCCGATCCTATCTCCGTGCGCTGGTCGAAGGCGCTTCGCGCGTTGACCTCGACGGCTGGCCGGTAAGCGTCGTCTCCGAACCCGAAGCTCGCAATGCCCGACGCCAGTTGCGCGACCTCCTCACCCAATTCGCCCCGAAGGAAAAGAACCATGCTGCGCACCCTGCTGCATGAAGCGGCGGCCTTGGCCGCGCTCGGGCTCTTCGTCGCGGCCGTAGGCCTCTGGTCCGGCATTCTGACGGGAGCGGTCTGATGGAATCCGTTGCCCTCGCCGCCGAGGTCGCCAGCGCCAACCGACAGTTCTGGTACGCCCTGACGATGGGCGCCACGCTCATGTTCCCCTTCGTCGTGCTCGCCTTCGTCCTCGGCCTTCGCTTTGCCGATCAGGACGATTTCCCCGACCCGCACGCCCAACCCTATGGCGACGATCCCGGACAGGTGCCGCATGGCTGACATCGTCGACGCCATGGCGATCACGCTCGCCCAATCCTCCGTCGACCTCTCCGACGAAGCGGAGACGGCCATCCTCCTGCTGGAGGCGGGCTACGACGAGCATGAGATCACAGACGTTCGCCACCTCGCCGTCCGCGAGGCGCGCCACCGCCGGCATGTGAACGCCATCTGCGCCGGCATGGAGGTCGCCCATGGGTGACGTGACCTATGTCGCCAAGGGCGCCGAGATCTCCGCTTGCGGCACCTATCGCTACCGCCTCTGGCGCGAGTGGCGTCTCCATCCCTTGCCGGCGCAGTGGGATATGTGGGCGGAGAACGACGGCACCCCGATCGTCGACGGCGCCGGCGCGCAGCTCGGCGAGCCCAATGCCTGCGTCTTCGTCATGCTCAACCCGTCGACAGCCGACGGCGAGGAAGACGACCCGACCATTCGCCGCTGCGTCGGCTTCGCTCGGGAATGGGGCTATGACCGCCTCGAAGTTATCAACCTCTTCGCCCACCGCGCCACCGACCCCAAGGCGCTGCTGGCGCTTACGCATGATCAGGACCCGGTTGGCGTCTTCAACCAGCGGGCCTTCCACCACGTGCTGTTCGGGGGCAACCCGGTCGGCATCATTGTCTGCGCTTGGGGCTCCCACGGCGCCCATCTCGGCCAGGACGAGACGGCCCTCGGCTGGATTGGCAATCACGAGCGGTTTGCGCTCGGGCTGACCAAGGACGGGCACCCCCGCCACCCCCTCTACGTCAAAGCAGATGCGCCGTTGGTGGAATTCAGGCCAGCGCGCGGCGCTCGGAGCTATGCCCGTGGCTGAGACCCGCAAGCTCGACGTGCGCCTGCACGACACCCGTGTCGGCATTTGGCAGGACGATCCGAACGATCCGACCTTCAAGAGCGAGATCTTCGACGGCCTCGCGCGCCTTTTGCGCAAGCGCGGCTGGACGATCGCCCACGATCCGCACACCCTCAAGCACTTCCGCTGCATTTCCAAGTACACCCGGCTGGCACGTAAGGGGAACCTGCGCGCATCGCTGCAGGTCCGCGGCCGTGCAATCGAATTCGAGTGCTGGGCCGAGACCTGGCAGAAGATGAACGTCAACGGGCACCGCTATGACTTCGATAAGCGCCAGCGGCTCGACTATATCGACCGGCTCCGGCTCGATCTCGAAGAGCGGGCGATGATCGCATGGCTGTCCGATCGCGCCGAGGTGTCGGTTGATCGACACAAGCCGATGCCGAGCACGGGGGCGATCACCGCGCTCGCCTTCATCGAGGCCGATTATGCGAGGTCCTGGCACACGGACAAGGCGATCGGTCGCCCGACGTGGGGACAGGATTACAACCGGAAGAGCGCCGATGGCTTCCTGCTGGAGCATGGCGCCACCGTCTGGACGACCGACGGAAAGGGCCGGATCATCCGCGGCGTCGCGTACTACCACATCAACAACATGTGGTACGTCGTCGCCGGGCCTCACACGCTCCTCAACCAAGCATGCCATGAGATCTATGCCGAGCAGCCGGAGGCCCTTCGCCGCAAGCGCAATGGGCGGGCGCGTCGAAACCGGCTGGAGCGCGAGCTCGCGAACGCAGTCTCGACACATGACTATCGCCGCGCCGAGATCCTGAAGCGCGTCATCTTCGGCGATGAGCCGGTCTATCGCATCTGGTCGCGCAAGAACGGCTGCTTCTATGCGCCTCAGTACTGCGGCTACACGACCGATGAGAACCGCGCCGGGCGCTACACGAGAGCGGAAGCAGAGCGCGAGGTGCGCCGCGTTCCACATCATCTCCACGCCATAGGGCCGGACGGCCGGCGTGAGGACTTCGGCATGGTGGGGGCAGGCCATGGCTGACCGCTCCGCTATCGAATGGACCGACGCGACGTGGAATCCCATCGTCGGCTGCTCACTCGTCTCGCCCGGCTGCACCAACTGCTACGCGATGCGCATCGCCCATCGCTTCAAGGACATCTATGCCGGACGGCAATTCGCCGGAGAACCGGCAGAGGACCTCACCCGCGTCGTGAACGAAAAGCCCGTATGGACCGGGCAGCTCGTGCTCGCGCCGGAGCACATCCTCACCCAGCCGCTGCGCTGGCGCCGTCCGCGCCGGATCTTCGTCAACTCCATGGGAGACCTCTTGCATGAGAGCGTGCCCGACGAGTGGATCGACCGCGTCTTCGCCGTCATGGCGCTCACCCCGCAGCACACCTATCAGGTACTGACCAAGCGCTCGGCGCGGATGCGGGCGTATCTCGAAGCCTGCCGCCGGACGGCCGGGCGCCAGAACGAAATCCGCGCCGCGATCCTCGAAATCGCCGACGGCCGCTGCGCTCAAGACGCAGTCGACGCTTGCCGGCGGGTTTCCGGCGCCGGAGACCTTTGGCGCCCGCTCCCGAATGTCTGGCTCGGCGTCTCGACCGAGGATCAGCGCCGTGCCGACGAGCGCGTGCCCGACCTGCTCGCCACGCCGGCGGCGATCCGCTTCGTCTCGGCCGAGCCGCTGCTCGGGCCGATCGATCTCAGCGCATACATGTGGCCCGTCCACGGATGGTGGCGAGGCCCATACAATTCATACGTGGAAGCCAAGGCGGCGGGTGCCGAGTGCGGCCTGAAGCGGCAGGCGCTGGTCGGCGCCTGGTGCACGTTCCTCGACTTTGTCATCGTCGGCGGCGAGAGCGGCCCGCATGCCCGGCCGATGCATCCGGATTGGGCGCGCACCCTGCGCGACCAGTGCGCCGCTGCCGGCACCGCCTTCTTCTTCAAGCAATGGGGCGAGTGGCTTCCGATGCCGCAGGGCGGTTTCACCGCATGGCGTGCGGCTTCGCCTCGCCGACCCGGATCCTGGCGCGGCCACGCCGACTTCAACGACGGTGATGGCGGGAAGAACACCCACAGCCTAGGTCCCGTGCCATCCTGTCTTGTCCATGCCGTTCCCGGCGATGCCGGCCGAATGGCAGTCAAAATCGGCAAGAAAGCCGCCGGCCGCCTCCTCGACGGCGTCGAGCACAACGCCATGCCGGAGGTGCGCTGACATGCTCACCTCTCGCCAGCACGAGCTCCTTCGGTTCATCGACGGCTACGTCAAGCAGCGCGGATCCGCTCCGAACTTCGGTGAGATGGCCGAAGCGATGCACCTCAGGTCCAAGGCGGGCATCGTTCGGATGCTCGACGCGCTCCAGGAGCGGGGCTTCATCCGCCGGCTTCCACAGCGCGCGCGGTCCGTCGAGATCCTTCGGCTCCACGACACGGCCACCACCGCCGCCCTCGACGACTTCCACAACCGCCTCCGGATCATGGTCGGCATCGACATGCACGAGCTCGTCGAAGCCGGCGCCATCGCGGCGAACGACCGGAACGCGTGGGAATCCTTCCGGCTCGATCCCTACCGGTTCTTCATCCGTGCCGATGACGACACCCCCGCGAAGATCTGGTCGGTGATCGAACGGCGCGCGACCAAGCGAGGCTCGCATGGTTGAGCAGCTTCACTATGGAGACGTGCCCGTCCCCTACACCGTCGCCTGGTCGGGTGAAGAGGGCGGAGCGCACCTCGCGGTCTGCCCCCATGTCCACCGCCTCGCGATCAGCCAGCCTGTGGCGCGCGGCGAGGGCAAGCCGGTCTTCGGCAAGCCGCACATGCAGCGGCAGCGCGAGGTCATTGCCGATGACCGCTGCGACCTCTGCGGCAAGTCGCTGCGCAACCGCACCAAGGTCTCGCTCTCGCACGCCAGGCCGCGGGCTAACGGCGCCACCGGCCTCAACGTCCTTCAGGTCGAGCCGCTGCTTCACAAGGAATGCGCTGCCGTCAGCGTCCGGCACTGCCCGTCGCTCAAGCGCGACATCCGCGAAGGGACGCTGGCGATCCGGCAGGTGACGCGCCACCGGACGCAGTTCGCAATGATGTCCCCCGAGTATGTCGAGCAGCAGACCGGGACGGCCGCCAAAGCGGTCGGTCACGCCAAGGTCGAGTTGCTGGCGTGGCGCGAGCGCGATCTTGCCTGGCTCACCAGCGAGGTGAGCCATGGCTGATCTGCTTTCCTTCATGGGTGAACACCCGTTCCTAACGTGGTGTCTTGCTTGGGGTATCTGGCCCGTCTGCACCGTTCTGACGGCACCGTTTCGCTGCGCTCTCGGCGCTTACAGGCTTCGGGTCCGTGCAGCGAACATCGCCGCGCGCGGCTGGCCGACGATGCCCTTGATGGATGCGGACGGCGACATCGTCCACCCGCCGGTGAAGGAGGAAGCCGGTGGCTGACATTCCCATGCTTTTCAAGGCGCCCATGGTGCGCGCGCTGCTCGCCGGCACGAAGACGCAGACGCGGCGGGTGATCAAGCCTGCCCCGTTCGTCGACAAGATGGGCAATTTCTGTGTGCCGGATCGCAGGGGTAGGGTCGGGAATTGGGGCCAGCGTCTCGATGGTCGCCCCTGCACCCGCAACTTTGCGGAGGCTCATATCCGCATCCGGGCAGGAGACCGTCTCTGGGTGCGGGAAGCGTGGCAAACAGGATCGTCGTCTGACGGCCCGCAGATAGCCTTCCGCGCGACGCCCGATTTCTTCGAGATTGATGCGTGGGACGGCCCTGATGAAGGTATTGGCCCAAGCTTCAATTATGACCGCTGCCCCAGCGCGCACTTCCATCACTGGCTGCCGGACGTCTTGAACAACGACGGCCCTTGGCGCCCCAGCATCCACATGCCCCGCTGGACTTCCCGTCTGACGCTGATCGTCACCGACGTCCGCGTGCAGCGCTTGCAGGACATCAGCGAGGAGGATGCGCGGGCGGAGGGCGCCTATGTGGCGCCCCGCAGCGGTCGCGTGGCCGACGACTACGTCACCATGGCGATCGCCGGATCGTGGTTCGCCTCGGGCCGCGGCTGGTACGCAAACCTATGGGACCGGATCAACGGCACCGGCTCCTGGGCCGCCAACCCCTGGGTCGCGGCCTACACCTTCACCGTCCACCAGAAGAACATCGACGCCCTCCAGATCGAAGAGCGCAAGGCCGGGGGAGAGGGGGTGGCCCATGGCTCGTAACATGTTCAACCGCCCCTGCTACGTGTGCGGCCTCATCGTTGATGCCGGCACCGGGCATTTCGAGCGACACAACGGCGGCTGGCGGACGAAGCACGCCGTCTATCCAGGTGATGGCCGCGTCACCTGCGCAATGGCGGCTCAGCTTCAAGCGTCCACCCGCCTCGCGCTTGCGCAGAAGGATTCCCAGCCATGACCCAGACTGACGCGCATGTCGATCCGGTGCGCCTCGCCGAACTTCACAAGGAATACGGCGAGTATCCAGGTCACCTCGAATTGTCTTGGGTCCGCGGGACCGCCACCCTTGGCGAATTCCTCGGCCTCATAGACCGCGCCATGCAGGCCGCCACAGCCGGCGGGGCGGTGAAGGTCAAGGACTGGCTCCAAGTTGCAAAATTGGCGGGCGAACACGGTATCCGGTATCGGACCAACAGGGCGCTTGAGCGCTTCCTGTCCGATATCCTCTCCGCCCTCGAACCCGCCACCGCCACCGCGCAGGAGGGGGCTGACGCCGACGTGACCATGCGCGGCGACGGGGTTGCCGTCTACCCTGATGGCAGGGAATGGACCCCCACCCCCGCGCCAGAGCCGGGGAGCGTCGAGGGGCTGGTGGAGCGGTTGCGGGGTTTCCACTCGGCTCGTGCCGCATTTGTCGCCGCGCTCAACCGGTACAACGAACGCTTGGCCTATGAGAAGAAGCTCGGCGAGTTCCCGCCTCGTATGGGCAATCTCTACGAGGAAATGGAAGACGCCAAGAGCGAATGGCTGAAGGCGGCCCAAGCATTGGCGGATGATGGCAAAGCAAACGAAGCCGCCGACGCCCTCACCACCCTACAGCAGCAGCTCGCCGCCCTACGCGAGACGCATCGGCTCGATCGTCAAATGATTGATGCTAATCGGCGGCGCGCCGAGAGGGCTGAGCAGGAGGTGGCAGCCAAGAATGAGCTGATGGCGCAGGCCCTTGAAGCCTTCGAATTTGATGCTCACAGCAATACCGGGTGGACCTTCGATGAAGCCGGCCAGCCGGTTAAGTGGAGGGATATCGCTTGGGCAGCCAAGCGCCGTATGACGGCCGCCCTCGCGGCCAAGAGCGCGGGAGGCGGGGAATGACCTATGACAGCGAACGTTTCGCTAAGTGGTCAAATGCGGATATCGCCGCCCAATGTCGGGCACAGGCCCGCGATCAGCTTGACCCTGAATACTCTCTGTTCATGACCGAGGTGGCCAAACGGCTCGCCGCCTCCCCGCAGCCTCCCGCTCCTGGCGCTGAGGTGGTGGCGCGAGAGACTCTCGGCCCCTACGAGGCGCGGCATTGCGCAGGCGTCCCGGCCAGCGTGTGTGACTATGGCGTTGTCTCGCTCAGCGCCGGCATTGAAGTGTGCCGCGTCTGGAAGGAGCAGGACGCCCGAGCTATATCCGACCTGTTGAATGCCACCCCACCCACCGCAGAGGAGATCGCGCGGCGGGCGAGGGAGGAGACGGCTTCCGGACATGTCGAGATCGCGCACGACGGGTTCGCCGGCGACATCATCGGCCATTACGTCACTCGTGAGGGAAAGCGCGGCGTAGTCGTTCAGCAGGACGACACGCGCGTCGTCCATGTCTACGGCGAGAAGTGGCTGGCCGCCCTCGCCAAGCCGCCGGGAGAGACGGGGGCGGGCGGATGAGCGCATGCTATCAGTTCCGCGTGGATGGACGCGCTGCCGGGAGCCCGGCACGGACGACTTGGGCCGAAGCCGCTCAGGATGCGGTGAATGCTGGCTACGCAATCTGGCAGGGCCGCAACTCCATCAAGATAGACCTGACGGCCGGCGGGGAGATAGCGCAATGGCGCCGGTACCCCGCCACCCGCGCCGCGCTATCCGCGCTTGAGGAGGGCGGCCACGACACGGTGACCTCCGATGCCTGAGCCGCAGCGGGTCCGCCTCACTAGGGTGAACGGTTGGACGGTCGTGCCGCGCGGAGCCATTCGCGTCGATCGCGCAACGCCGTGGCGGTCGCCCTTCTGGATCGACCAGCCATACATCTTCACCCGCGCGCGCCTCTCGTTCGATGCAGACACACGCTCGAACCGAATGCTCATGGTCGCCAGGCTGCACTTCGCTTGGTTGATGGGGCTGACCAGGGTCGAGCCGCTGTGGTGCTTCCTCTCGAAGGAGATGCTCGCCCAGCTGCCAGATCCTCCCACGCTATTGGAGATCGAGCATCACCTCCGCGGCAAGACGCTGGCGGATTGGCCGGCCCTCGGCCAGCCGTGCATCGGCGATGTGCTGCTCGCCATCGCGAACCGCAGGCGAGACGGCTCGCTGTACCCAACTCCGTCGGACAGCTTCGAGCCCGACAACAGTTCCCTCTCCCGGGCAAACCGCCGGCGCGATCAGGAATACTCGATCGGAAAGGTGGGATGGTGACCATGGCCGCCCGCATCGATTCCGGCATCCGCCCCAAGCTGAAGACCGCCCGCCCGAAATCCGGCCGCCGCCCTAAGCCGCCGCGGACCAGGCTCGAGGATCTGGAGCACCTGAAGATCATCCGGCAGCTGCCATGCCTTGTGAGTGGCAAGGTGCCGGCCGGCGAGGCCGCCCACATCCGCTATGCCAGCGCGATGTACGGCAAGCCGGTCACCGGCATAGGCACGAAGCCTGACCATAAGTGGTCCGTACCGCTCTGCGCCTGGTTCCACACCATCAGTTCAGAGGCCCAGCATCGCTTCGGCGAAGAATGGTGGTGGGAGCAGCGGAACATCGATCCGCTGTTCGTTGCCTCGAAGCTCTATGCCGCCTCGGTGACCATGCGCGATGCCGGGATGGCCGAAGCAGAGATCGTCCAGGCTCTCGGCAAGATCGTATTGGCGGCCCACCACCTGTCGATGCCGCTCGCGGCCGGAGATCAGGGATGATCGGCCGCGCCCCATCCGTCCGGTTCCCTGTCGAGCCGCGGGACGTCCCACCTGCCAAGGCGGCACGACGTCTCCACCTCACACCGGCGGAATTCGCCGCCAAACTGCCGGAGCTGCAACGCCGTGGATTCCCCGCCGCGGACCCAACAACGGGGATGTACGACCTCAAGGCCATAGATGGCTGGATGGATCGCCGCTCGGGCTTGACCACGGCCGCCAGCGCACGCGACGCTAGGGAGGTAGCGCGTGAGCGCATTGCCAACCTGTGAGCCGCCTGTGGGGTCGGACAAGATCCGGTATCTGGTCTTCGTACAGGGCAAGTGGCGCTGGCGCCCGACGGCCGCCATGAAGCGGCATGGATTTCATCTGGTGACCTTCGGCCGCACCCTTACGGATGCGGACCGCTTGAAAGCCCTGGCGCTCAACCGGGATTGGGATCAGGCGCGCCGCGGCATCGCGGTGCCGAAGAGGGAATTCCCCGTAGGCAGCGTCGGCGATGGCTATTCACGCGTCTCGGCGATGCGCGCCACGGATCGCAAAGCGCGCGGCGTCAAATGGACGTCGGAACAGGCGAGCCGCGACGACTGGCCAAGGGCATGGAAGTGGCTCGGGCCAGTATTTGGCGACACCGATCCTCGCACCATCGAGCCCGAGACCATGCAGGACTTCCGCGCACGGATCGCGGCAAAGGTCTCGGATTCCGAGGCCTTCCGTACGATCAAGGTGTGGCGGGCGCTCTGGAAGAAGATGGCGGTCATGGGCTATTGCGACCTCGAGCGCGACCCGTCTCTTGCCAACGTCAACACCGCGCCGCCGCCCCGCGATGCCGTCTGGACCGACCATGAAGTGAAGCGACTGGTCCAACGAGCGTGGAGGCTCGATTATCGTGGTCTCGCTGCATGCATGGCCGTCGCCTGGGATAGCCAGTTCTCGCCGGTCGACACTCGCACGCTGACACCCGCCCAGCGGCGGCAAGATGTCGCCGGCAGCTTTTACGCCGTGGACCGCGCTAAGACCGGCCGCGCAGCAGCGGGAACGCTTTCGCAATGGGCGGAAGCGATTCTGCAGGCCTATCTCCACTGGCTCGACGTCGAACTCATGGAGAATGCGCCGATCTTCCGCACAAGGCACATCCTGCCAACCATCAAGGGCGGGCGCTCCTATCTGCCGCGGCCATACACCAAGGATAAACTCGGCAAGGATTTCGCCGTGGTGCGCGCCGACCTATTCGGCGACGACGAGAAGCGGCTGCTTTCGGATATGCGCCGGTCCGGCACTGTGGAAGCCTTCGCCGGCGGCGCCGAGCCCGGCGGCGTCTCGGTGAAAATGGCGAACACACTCGCCGCTTCCAGCCGGCTGCAGAAGACTTACAACCCCGTAAACGTGGCCACGGTCCGGCAGGTAGATGAGGCGCGTGAGGTCGGCCGGGCACGGATAAGAGAACAAAAGGCCGTCGAAAGTGTCACGGCGCCGGTCCGGAAAGTATCACGGATTGTGGGAAGATCGACGCAAGTCCTTGAAAAGACTGGCGGGAGTGACGGGGCTCGAACCCGCGACCTCCGGCGTGACAGGCCGGCGCTCTAA